CTCCCTGCTGCCTGCCAATCGGTTTCGTGCGTATCTTCCGGTGGATTGCCCTCGATCGCATTCAGCCGGTAGGCCTGTTTGATCTGGATAAGATATTCCTTTAAAATCAGATTTTTGAGTGTCTTGCTGTCAGCCAGCCTAATAGAAAGCTCCGCGGCCAGCTTGAGGGCAAGGCAAATCAGGAAAGCCGGATTGAACTTATTAGGGTCCGTGATCCGGGCAATGTATTTCAGATAGACAACATCCTCGTTGATGAGGAGCCTGTCACCCTCGATCACGTAATTGGCCGTGCTGTTGTAGAGCTCCCTGTCACGCAGGTAATCAGTGGGGAGCTGGTATTGATAGACGTATTCAAAATCGGGAACCTCGCTAAGCTGGGCCAGGCTCTTCCTTTTCATGGCGAAATTCCAATAGTGGGAATGAAGCAAGAGATCCCTTTCCGGCTCATAGAGCAATTTGCAGGTCCGGGCCTGCTTGGAATTCTCATTTAGATCGGTAATCAGCGTGTCCCCGATTCTGGACAGGGCTATATTGCAAATTTCAACATTCGAGCTCATGATTCACCTTACTTTTTCTCGCTGGCTTTTTCTTTTTTTGACTTTTCCGCCTTTTCAGCTTCTTCAATTTCTGTAGGCTCCTCAAATTCTACATCTTCTGAAAGCTCTTCAATATCTTCGGGCTTTATTTGCTTTTCGGGCATCTCCTCAAAATGCCGGGGGACTTTAACATCATCCTCAACCATGAACGGAGGATCGCTTGGATAATGGCGGGTCCGCCACCAACAATCCCGGATACACCTAATTTGTTTCATGATATTCCTCCCTCGAGGGGAGCCCGGAGGCCCCCCTTCTATGTTATGAATCTTCGGTTAATGAGTGATCTGTCCGGTCATATCGATCCAGGCGTCGAACTTACCAAGGGTAAGAACATTTACCGTGATCTCATAGACGATCTTGAGATATTGCCGTACCGTGTGGGGCAAGGGCATCCTGAGCACTTCATGTCCTTTAACAAGTACCGCTTCGGCAATAGCAGGGGTTTCAAAGATCGAGACAAAAGTACTATCATCCGCACTGTCCTGCACCTTAAACGTCACCTTAGACGTAGTTCCCACAACCGCCTCATTCACCGTAATATTCAGCCAGAGCGGTGTCCCTATGCCCGGTTTTTGGATAGCATCGCCGAGATCAATCGTATTGGTTGAATCGTGCTCCGCCACCGTGGTTTCTGCCTGGGCATCACTGAGCACCAGTTTGTTGTCCATTATTGTCATGATAAAATCTCCTCTATTGAGGGGCTCCTTTGGGAGCCCCGGTTTTTTATGCTACTGTGGTTTCGTTATTGAGCAGCGCATCCACCCGGCGGACCGGAATGCCCTGGAACTGAGTAATTGCCCGGCCGAAGGCCTCTCCCGGCTGCCAGTTGACATTTGACTTGTCCTTGGCCAGGATCTCCAGTTGTGTAAGGATCGTCTTGTTGCAGTAGATAACCGCACCGACGCCCTTATACGGGAGGTTATTCTTGGCCGCGATAATCAAATTATCGTCGATGATATTGGTGGAGCCGGTAACCTCGATGTTGCAGACCCGCTGGACGCACCGGTCGTCATGGATGAACATCCCGGCATTGACCTCAAAGTGGGTCCGGTAGGCCTGATATTCTTGCGGTGTGGCCTGATCATCCAGAACCGTGCATTCCCCGAGATCCCTGGCCTTGACTCCCATGCTGGCCGATCCTCCGGGATAGATCAGATGCACCTTATGCTTGCCCCACTGGACTATCCAGAGCGACGTATTATCATCCCCGGTTCCTCCAGTGTCGTGAACATTCTCCAGCGACAGGGCATTATATCGAGGGGTAAATCCGTCGAACTTCTCCGGCGTGGTTGACTGATCGCCGTAAAAGATGCAATCCGCAAGATCCTGGGAAAGACCCTCGACAAAGGCCATATCCTCACCCGAGCGGAACACAATCGGATTCGGTGCCAGGTCCACCAGTTTCTTATCGACAACGGAATACGCCTCGAGCATCCCGATACCTTCCTTGATCTGCCGCGTGCTGGACGCCTTTCGCGCAATACCCTTGTTGAGTCTTCTCCAGGTACCGGACGGCAGGGTATTTCGTACCGTGCCGAGGTGCCCCATTTTTTGATTGGCTTCCAGCCAAAGGGCATCGTCAAGGATCTCATTCGTTTCCGTCATTACCTCCACGATATCGAGAAGGTTCTGATCGGCCGTTCTTTTTGCCAGCTCTATAAGGGTGAGCTGGGCTCTCGTATCTAAAGTAGTCATGATCTTTTTTCCTCCTATTTGTTACGCATGGAAGGGTAATCGAGAAGTCGTTCCGAGCTGTTCTTTCGCAAATTAGCGATTTTGGCCATGGCAGCCGCTTCCTTGGCCTTTTCCTCTTGCAGTTTCTTTGCGGCTTTTTGTGCTTTGGCCAGCCGTTTAGCATCGGCCTTGATTTCCTCGGCCTTTGCTAACGTTCCGGCATCATACTCAGCCTCCCATTCCTGCTCCGTTTTTGTTCCGACAGTCGAGCTCATCTTTCATCCTCCTATTTTTCCATGCTTGGATACTCGAGGACCTTTTCCTCAGCCGCGCTCTTGCCATCAGGTGTTGCCTTCAATCCTTTTCCACCTGGAGGAGTGCCCGGAGGGGTCGTGTCCTCAAGGATTTTTTCACCGATAATATGAAAAGCCTTGATCAAATATGGATCATGGTCCCATTGGCCTTCTGTCAAATACTTAAAAAGACCTGGAACACCTTCTTTCTCAATTTGCATTATCAGACGATCGGCTACTTGCTTATTTCTTTCAAAATCAGCGCCCCATTCTTTTTTGAACTCATCAAAAACTTCCTTTCTACGTTCACTTTCAGCAACAATGTTACGAGAAATTATATCCCGATAGAACCAATCGTATAAATTTTCAGCTTGCTGTTTGGTCAAACCTTCTTTATGTGCAGCAAGTCGGAAACTCTGTTGAACGTATTCAGGATATTTATACTCTTCAGGTAATTCAGGATCTTTGAGTTCATATTTATCTGGGGCTTCTGGCCGGCCGATCTTGTTGAAAAAATCGGCCTTTTCCTCGTCCGTGGCGTCATCCTTCAGTAATTGAATAGAGTTAGCCAATTTCCCATCAAGCTCAGTCTTGGCTTTCCCTTGCTCCAAGTAGGCATTTGCGAAATCGCCTATCTTCTCGAATCCGGTCAAAGCCTCATTACTTTTCAGGTCATCTGGTAACTGTGCTATCCAACCATCTGGGTGCTCGTTTCCATTACTCATGATTAAAACCTCCATCAGTTAAAGTTTTGTCGCGGGGCAAACAAAAAGGGCAGCGAGATAAGTGGGTAAGCACTTACCTGCCGCCCTCAGTGTTTCCTGCGCTAACCTTGGCCTGGCCTGGCCTTGGTTAAGCCCCTATTTTTTAAAAATTTATGATTCGCTTATCGTGATCGTGGATGTTTCACTGACCAGAGTCAGCGTTGTATCCCTGTCTACAAGGAGAAGTCCGGCGATATCCTGCCCGTTGTCCGGCACGATCTCCCATATATCGTATTTATCCATTCTGAAGATTTTTTTGCGGGGATATTTCCCGCTGCCTGCCTTCTTGAGTGTTCCTGTCTTGGTTGCCATGTCATTCCTCCTCCATTTTTATGATACTTTGTCCTTGCTCCTCTTTGGGGGCTATCTGCATAAATGCACCTATAAGCTCATCAATATTCAGGTCATTCCAGATCCCGAGGCGATTGAGCAATTTTCTGGCATAATTGGCCAAAACCCTTTCTTCTTCGTTGTCCAAGATCTCGTCGAAAAAATGGAGTTCCGTGAGCATGTGCGCCAGGACTTTTCTGCCGGCACCACTATTAAAGGTTCGCCTATATTCCTCTCTGATCGATTGTTCAGATTTTTTGTCGGTCCATTTAAACATTTTCAGGCAAATTCTTAATTGCATCGGATAACTTGCCGCCGCTTAAATTGTCCGCTTCGGCCACGGTCTTACTTTGCTGAATTATGCGTTCCATAGTTTCCATGGTTAGCTGTTGTTTCTGGAATTGCGCCCTGGCCTCCCTGATTCCCAAAACCTCGTCCATGCTCCGTATCGTTTTTTGCGGCATCCCGTAGCTTTCCAGGATCTGCCGTGCGGTATCGTCCCAGTCTACGATATCGGCTGTGTCGGGATTGATCTTTAAAATGGGTATCAGTCCCTCAAGGCTCCTGGTTATACCCTGGGTCTGGAAAAGCCTTTTTTGCGCCTGGGCCAACGGTCCCATGTAATCAACATCGATCCTTGCCCCGGATTGTTCGAGCAGAATATCCGGGGGAT